TCAATTTTTCCATGCAATTTTAACTTTACCGTGTCCAACATGAATAGATTCAATTAGGGTATCGACCACGGTTAATTTATCGTCGATAGATATATCGTTCCATTTGCTCATGTAATCGCTGATGACGCCGATGTTTTGTCTGTCATACATTTCGGCTGACATTTGAGCGATTTTTTCTTTTACCGTTTTCTTTTCTTCGTCGAGTGCATCAATGCGCTCATTGATATATTCCATTGTCGCTGTGCTTGCAGACACGATTTTGTCTATAAGCGTAGCGATTTCTTTTTCGATTTCTTCTGCTCGGATTTTCAGCTTGGTAAGCTCAATGGGGTCTCCGTGCTTCTCTTTATAAGAGAGCTTGTTAAACTCTTTGAGCTTGCGGGACATCTCGTCAAAGACGATGTCTTCAATTCCAGCCGCCTGTATTGCGCCTACACCGTCGCAGGAGGCGGAGACATACTTGCTGTTGCAGATGTAGTATCTTGCGTCTGCACTGCGTTTACGGGGATAGGATTTCAGGGAGAGGGCGTGCCCACAATCGATGCACTTGATTTTACCGGCAAGCCATGTGTTCTTTGCTTTTACGGGTTTGGCTATCTGGCGCACATTCAGACACTTGCGTCTGCATCGAATCCATGTATCAGCATCGATGCAGCCTGCGTGTGGAGCAAGAACGAGGACATGACCGTCAAGAGAAATGCTCTTGCGTTTGGCCGCTTTGTTCCCTGTGTACAGATAAGCTCCATTTGTTCCAATGAACTGAGAGATGTCGTTGATGATTTCGGTTCCTTGCCCGTGGAAGAATTCAAAAATAGAAGCGTCTGCTTTAGCGTACACAGGATTTGTAATAATATCTCGGATGCGCATACGGCTAAAGTTCTTACCGTTAGGATTTTTAATTCCATTCTGGCTGAGGTAGCGCACCACATCTGCAAAGGAAACCTGCGGCATAGCATACAGAGAAAAGATAAGCTGCACGACCTGTATCTGTTCTGGAATGGGTTTATACATACAGGTTTTGATGCCCTCCATAACGGTGTTTTCCAGTTCAAACCCGTAAGGGACTCTGCCGCCCATGTAGAAGCCTTTTCTGCTGCGTGAGCGGTATGCATCCATGACACGCTGTTGAATCGTCTCGCGCTCAAGCTGGGCGAACACCATGACTATCATCAGCATTGCTTTGCCAATAGGTGTTGAGGTGTCAAATCGTTCTGTAATAGACACGAACTCAACGCCGTACTTCTGCAGCTCACTGATAACATTTGCAAAGTCAAGAACTGAACGGCTGATTCGGTCAAGGCGGTACACAATAATTCGTCTTGCGCCGCCAGCACGAACGGCGGCCATCATATCTTGAAAGTCAGGGCGCTCTGTATTTTTACCGCTGTACCCTTTATCTCGAAATACTCTGTGCGGATTATTTCCTACCTCACGCAGGCACAACTCAATTTGGCTTTCAATAGAGATACTGTCTTCTTTATCAACAGACTGTCTTGCGTAAATAAAATCTTCCATCGGTATCCTCCGTCTTATTTCTTTTTCGGTGTGTATTTGCTAAAGACGGTGTACAGGGTTTTTTCAATTTCATTTTTCTGTTCCTGTCGGTCGTCTTTATGTATAACTGGCGTGAGGTTGATGATGGTATAAATATCGCCGTCATATACGGCGTTGACTTTTTCTTCGGTATATTTCTTTGCGGCTATGATGACCAACCTCCTTGTTGGCGTAAAAAATAATGGGGCTGGCTTATTATCACCAGCCCCATCTCTACATGAAGTACTCAGGGTCTTAATCCTTTTTCTGTTTGAAGCGACAGCTGAAGCATATCGCCGCGCCTGTTGTCACCAATGTTACCAATGCAATAAACAAAGCATTTAACGGTGCATCTCCTGTTTTCGGGATGGTAATGTTTTTGATAGCATCTGCGTCGTTATACCATTTGGATGTTGCGGTTTGCTTGCATATCATCCCAAAGTTCTGAATTAACACATCGTTGCTCATGCAAACCTTACCATTGTAGACATCTTCCGGTGTCATATTGAGCGCAGTCAACTCTTTTGTCAGTTCCAAAATGTTGCCATCAAAATGCACATCTGTTACTACTCCGGACACTGACCGTGTAAACACCAATTTACCGATTGTAACGGTATCACCACTGATGGTAATTGGCATATTGTTGTAATGTAGCTCCTGAAGTGATGTTTTTTCTTCGATGCTATATGTGAGCATCGGACGGCTTCCGGTAAGGTCAAGTCTCGTCTTGTTGTGTTCTGTGGGCTTTTGGGCTGCTGTGGTGGCTCCGCTAACAACTGGTGGGAGCGTTCTCCTAATTCTGGCAACAGCAATAATTTCTGTAATGTCAACAGCAACGGCAACGCCAACAATAACAACGCCAACAACAGTAATGGCGTCGCTTTCGGATTCTGTAGGTCTATAGGTCAATCAAAGTAACCCTCGTGGCGAAATTTGTACTTCTGCAGAAGGGAGACTTGTTCCTGTAGCATAGTGAAATATGCTCAAAACAGTGTGTCGATGATATGCACCGGATGACGCTTCTTGCATGGCCGATGAATACGGGAATAGTCGGTTTCATGGTGCGGACTACGCAGTTAGAATTCCCGCCTACAATAAGACTGTACGGCACACCCAATTTTCTTGTATATAAGGGATGAGGTATGAACAGTAAGGAAAGACATGAAATCAGATATCAGCGCAGAGTGGCGGCTCGTCAGGCGAAAAGAATTGCCTACAGTGAAAGCTTTGGCCGTTATGAAGATGTGTTCTCCTATGAGCACCTTTATCAGGCGGGCAAAAACTGCTGCAAAGGGGTTATGTGGAAGAACAGTACACAAAGCTATATGAGCCGCATTACCACGAACACCGCCAGCACGCATGACGCATTGTTGCGCAGAGAGTTCAGGAGCCGTGGCTTCCATGACTTTGACCTAATTGAGCGCGGAAAACTACGGCATATTCGGAGCGTTCATATCTCCGAGCGCGTAGTGCAGAGATGTCTTTGCGACAATATACTTGTCCCTGTGTTTTCTCACTCATTTGTTTTTGATAACGCCGCAAGCCTGAAAGGCAAAGGTGTTGATTTTGCTATGGACAGGCTGGATAGGCACTTGCATAGATTCTATCGAAAGTTTGGCGTCGAAGGCGTAGAATCTGGCGGTGTTCTCACGGGCGATTTCTCCGATTTCTTTAACAGTGCGCCGCACTCTATTATCTATAGAGAAGCGGAACGCAGGATACATGACGATGATGTGCGTCGTATTGCCTGCCAGTTCATGGAGGACTTCGGGGATGTTGGTTTTGGACTTGGCAGTCAGGTATCGCAGATAGATGCGCTTATGGTCGCAAGCCCGCTTGACCACTTCATAAAGGAACAGCTACACATCAAATACTATGGAAGATATATGGATGACTTCTATCTGATACATAAGAACAGAGAATATCTGAAATATTGCATGGAGGAAATCAGAAAGAAGTGCAAGGAATACGGATTTGTTTTGAACGAGAAGAAGACAAAGATAGCGCCGCTGCGCAAGGGGGTCAAATTCTTGAAAACAAAGTTTTTCCTGAATGAAACCGGTGCGGTCATTCGCAAGATGAACCGAAAATCACCGGTCAAGATGCGGAAGAAACTCAGAATATTCCGAAGGTGGATAGATGAAGGAAGGTTCACTATCACAGATGTAGAGACAGCCTATCAAAGCTGGCGCGGACATATGATTCGTGGAAACAGCACGCTTGTCTTGCGGAAGATGGATGCTTTCTACAACAGTTTATTCAAGAACAAGGAGGATTCAGGACATGGTAAAGTTTCTGAAGAACGGCAACTTGCTCGCGCTTGTTGAGCAGCCGAACTGGGTCTACCTGCAGGAGAACGGCGCCTATGGCCTGTGTGATTATGAAAACGCACAGGGCGTCGCTATCAATGGTATCGTCTATAACCTTGCTGGAAACCTCATCAGTGAGAACGGCGAAGTCGATTTCAAGGATATTCCCAGCGGTGAATATATGATGCAGCAGGATAAGGTCGCCGCGCAGAATGCAGCAAATTTGGACTACCTTTCCATGATGACCGGCTATGACCTGCCTATGGAAGAGCAAGCTGAAGCGCAGGCTGTGAGCGTAGGCGACATTGAGGGTGAAGCTGTCTACGATGACACGGTGGATGACCCGGCCTATGTTGCTACGGAAGAGGAGGAAAACGCCAATGAATGAGCACAGTGCAAGATTTGAAAAAGTCAAAGGCTACTATGACCGTTGCCTTTGGAACCGGCAGATGGTGATGAATGCCGTTGGCAAATGGATTACAGCTGAGGAAGCAGAAGAAATCCTGAGCGGTGGAAATGTGTAAGAAATAAAAAGTGGGAGCCGTGCTACACCAGTAGGCTCCCACAATGCATTTATGGCATATAAAACTTGGCTTTTATACAGAAGGTGGTGATTAACATGAGAATGTCCAAAAGAGAGTATCAGCTTAAGATGGCTGAGATTCGCAGGGAAAATGTTCAAAAGCAGTACAAGCAATCACTCCGCGAAGAAAAACGGAAATATGATACCAAGCGCATCGAAACAAGCAAGCTGCTTGCTATTTACCTCTTCGTGTTATTTAACGCCGTAATGATTTATGCGATGGCGGCTATGTGGGTACTTCATGATTTAACCTATCTCGGTGTCCTTATCACCGACATTGCCGCACAGGTTCTCATCTATGCGATTTATTGCCTGAAAGCGTATTGTGCGAAGAAGCAGAGCGAAAATGTGAAGCTGCGTAGAGAACGCTACGCTGGCATATCTGGCGAAGAGAATAACGGGTCGTTGAATGAGATTCTTTCCGCTGGCGCTGATAGCATCGAGCCAGTGCCGTTTACAAACGGTGCAACCGTCAATGTATATGATTACGGTGCCGACAATGGCTCCGTTGGATACGGCTTGGCACAGTGGACATATCACACAAGGAAGAAAGCACTACTTGCTTTTGCGCAGAGCAAGAAGAAGTCTGTTGGAGATTTGGGTATGCAGCTTGAATTCCTGTACAAGGAATTGAGCGAGAGCTATAAGGGCGTTTTTGCCGATTTGAAATCCGCCAAGACCATTCTTGCCGCATCCAATTCCGTGCTGATGAAATTTGAGCGTCCTGCGAACCAGAGTGCGGCAGTTCAGAATAAGCGTGCGGCATACGGTCAGAAGTTCTATGACAAATACGCAGGCAAGACTCCGGTTGTGCCCGAACAGAAACCTTCTGCGGTTCCGTATCGTGTGCGTGTTACGGCGGATGTACTGAACATTCGCAAGGGTGCCGGTACGGGATACGCCGTGGCCGGTCAGATTAAGGGCGGTGGGGTTTATACCATCGTCGAAGAGAAAGACGGAACTGGCGCCAAATCATGGGGAAAGCTTAAAAGCGGCGCTGGGTGGATTTCTCTTGATTATACAAGCAGAGTATAATGCTCTGCCAGAAAAAGAAATGGAGGTACGATTATGGATTGGTTGGAGATTCTGAAGTACATCGCAGCAATCGCTTCTGGTCTGGCAGCCGCCATTCCTCTCGTTATTCAGCTTGTGAAATACATCAAGCAGGCTGTCAAGGAGAAGAACTGGGGCGTCGTTCTGGAGAAGGTTATGAAGTTGATGGAGACTGCCGAGACTAAGTTCAAAGACGGTGCAGAACGAAAAGAGTGGGTTCTGGCGATGCTCAAGGCGAGCGCAGATGGCATTAACTACGACATTGATTATGACGCAATTGCCGACATGATTGATAGTCTGTGCGACATGAGCAAGGTAATTAACCCTGCCACACCCGCAAATAAGGTTACTGCCAAGAAGGAAGAGGGGAAGTAACTTTATTCAGGAGGTGCTCAT